CCATGCCCACCAGTAGCACTATTTACAACAGAATCCTTTGTTGTGTCAAAAGTGTCCAAAATCTTGTTAGAAGGAATCCCATCATGAGTTTTATAAGAAATAACAGGTTCTATGCTGACCGATTTACAAATATCGCCCATTTTGAAATGCCCATAAAGAAGATGTTCTCCAAGTTTATCAAGATCGAAGTCGTCTTCCTCAACCTTGTCCGATTTTCTCCATTCCTGATATGCCTTGGCAACTTCTTCATCAACTTCAGGATAATAATTTTGAGCTATAAAAGTCCCACCAGCACCAACAGGAATACCAAAGTCAAACGACTTTACTTCCAACTTCTGTTCTATCTTCTTTCCTGACAAAGACTTAACAACAGATTCATATTGGCCTTTGGTTGTCAAGGGATGAATCTTTGGATACCTATGTAGAAAAATTGGGGGTTGATCCTTCCGCAATTCCAATTCCAGAACTGAATCAAGTGGAAAATCCTCTTTAATTGGAGCGGTCAGTCCAATAGACCCAAACCCTTCCACAGAACAACCATACAGCAATCCATCAACACCCCTCTTAGCTTCCTTAGAAATCACTTTAGCAAAGATGATGGGCTTAGTGACCACCTCAACTTGTTTGTCCTGTACAGGGGCTTGTACGGGCTGTGGGGATACTTCTGGAACTACTCCAGCCTTCTTCTTGATAATTTCCACCTTGGGCTTTAGAACCAAATCGAACAGGGGAACAATTTCCTCTCCATCCTCAATTTCACCCTTATTACAGACAATTTCCTTCTTAGTGTACAATTGCTCTTTCAGTTTTGCCTTCAAAATACCAAAAACAACCTCATCCATTGACTCAACATCGAAAGACTTAACACACAAGTCTATTGAGCTAGAGCCTTTAGGTGAATTCATAAACTCACCATGAACAAAGACACAATCCTCTGCCAGCACAATCTCACCAATCTCAGCCGGTGACAATCCTGAGAAGATGGCTTTTCTGAATAAATATTTATCCAGATTATGGGCATTGTACGGCAAAGTCCTACGTTTCATTTCTGCAACCAGCGTTTTGTAGTTGTCCAGAAATTCGTGTCTTATCAGAGTTCCAGCTTTCTGTATAATCGTCCCCTCAAAGTGCTTCGACCACAGTTGCAAAAACCTGAGTCGAATAGCATAAAGCTCCTTGTTGGAAACATCTTTCAACGCCTTCTCTGTAATTTCTTCGATCTTCATATTTTATAAACCTCCGAATAAGTATCAGCAATATAACCTTGTATCAAGAATCCCTTGACTACATAGCTATTATCTTCTTCTACTTCCAAACTAATTGTTCTCTTTGGTCGATTCTTCAGTTGCTTTATGCGAGTAATTTCAACTGGACGAAACAACGGATTTTTTCCCTTCTTAGCAAAAACAAACCGAACCAAATCCTTCGGGATAATACTCCCTGCATTAACCCAACCATAGTCATTGAGAAAAATAAGTGTATCCGATTCAACAACAATAATATTCTGACCCCCACCTTTTATCTTCTTCACACTTGAAGCTAATTGACACATTTCATTCTGGGGCCACTCCCTTACAATTTTAGTAACCTTCCTGAATCTTCCAACATGAGTCATTACAGACTGCCCCACTTCCACATCTACTATCTCCCTCCACCCAAACTTGGTAAAAATTGGATATTGCCTACTGCTCACTCCAGCCACTATTCCACCTCTGCAAGAATGTCTTCAATGTATGGAATCCAAGAACAAAGACAATTCGGGTGCAAAGGTATCATGTTCCACGCTTCATCTAATGTAAATACCATCCCATCAAATGGTTCACAGACAATACAAGGAGAGGCGGCTGTTGCATACCGAACCAGCTTTCTTCCATCCTTACGATAGACAAGAAGAGTTCCATCGCTTCTGGCTCTGGACGCTTCAGTTCGAGAAATCATCAGACTTCGATACCGCACCTTCTTGGCTCTCTCCCTTGCTACACGATAAGCCACTTGTGTTGGAGTGAGTCCTTGAGCAACAAGCTTCTGCTCAAATTTATCCAAAGCGACCAACTGTCTTTCATTCATCCCAACAACTTTTTGAATGGTCTTGGCGGTCTTTATTGCCCTCCATCCATTCTCAATACTCTGTTCCATAATACGCCGAACCACTCGCTTTGTATCCGCAGTAATTCCAGTAATGAGTTTTGCTGTGTTTCTCCTTGCCTCTCGAATAAACTCATCCCTCACCAAATCAAAGCTGACCATAATAGTTGCCATCTCATAGACTTGTTTCCCGGCAGAAATCATAATCTTCAGTTGAGCTTCTTCTAAAACTCTACTCTGTTCTTTGATATATTTTCCATCAATGAACTCAACAGAAACTTTTGGGGCTGCTTTCATCACAGATTTCAAATAATCACTACTAATCTTCCTTTTGATTCTAGCTAGAAAAATCACATAAGCATTATGATAAATACGAACATATCGTGTAATGGAATTAGCCAACCTTCTCCGCATCTGCTCTCTGGTATACCTTCTTAGAGAAACAAGATACTGAATAGTTGACTTGTTAAGTCTATTCATACTCTACTCATCCTTCTTTGCTGGAACACTTGCTTCAAAACTACCATCGTGGGTTTTACAATGACTCCTTGCTGTTTTAACATCCCAAGTTGACTTGGAATAACGATATGCTTGCTCACTCATGGAATCCGATCCCTTCTTTTTTCCCATGATTACAGAATAAATCTTTCCATTTTTTGACTTGCGTTTCGTCCGTCTAAAAGAACCATCCTCAAAGTCGTCTGGGGGGGCTAACCGACAAGCATGTTCATTTGGATACGGCTTTTGAATCTCAAACTCATCGTCTGATTTAGTTGCCCTTCGTTCCAGCTTCTTCTTGGGTTTCGGCTTTGGTGCCTCTTCCTCTTCTTCTTCATCGTCGTCACGATGCTCTTTCTCTGGCATCCGTTCGGCATAAGCCTCTTCCCACTTGCTCTGAGCATCACGAACCTGTGCTTCCATCTCAGCCAAACTCGCCCTTGCTTCAGTTTCCAAAGGAAGATAACCGGGAGCAACAAAGTGGACTTCTCCACCTTCAAACGGTTCGCCCATTCCAAACTCTTCAACGATCTGGTTGGATGTAACCCCACCAATCCCGAATAGCTTGCTGTAGCGATTGATCTTATCCGCAATATCTTCACCAAGATACTCATCAAAATCAAACTCAACCCAATATTTCTTTCCAGTAAGTTCACCATATTCTTTATTGATAAACTTGGTAAGGACAGAAGCAACCTTCATCATTTTCGGCCGCATGGTTGCCCTGTAAAAAGCAAACTCTTGAAGTTTGTAGTTATCGTACTTGGCATGTTCCAAAAGACCCACACGAACGGGTGGAACACTAAACGCTGAAAGGATTTCTTCTCGAACGTTCTTATATAAGTCACTAAACTGCCCATCATTTGGGGAAACACCAAGTTGTTCATATTTCAATCCAAATGGGAGAACTGCCGTCTTGTGAGCATTTTTAACTCCGCTATGACGCTTCCCCCACTGTGTAGCAACCCGACCGGCATCCTTCTCATCCATTGGACGATCTGTATAGAGATATCCACTTGGGGTTCCATCATTCTTGAAAAAGTTTTTGTTGTACTGAGTAATATATTGATAAACTAAAACTGATTCAGTCACCGAAGAAATGGGGCCAATACCACGGAAGTCATTCAATGGGTCAAAATACTTGAAGAACAAAACATCATCCGATTCAAATACTATCTCTGTGGCTTTCCTGTTCAACTTGAAGATATACTGTTTGATCCCCTTGCCATCTGATCTCGGAACAATAGTAATTCGATCCGGCCTCATAGGATAAAGTTCAGCGGGACGATTGCCCATTCTTGCAATTTCCCAAAACTCATTTCCGTCAACCTCAAGATAAATCATCGTTGCATCAATCAAATCGGGCCAAGTCATATCAGGATTTGGATTTTCAAACAACTGCACACCAGGGAAATCATCATCCACCTCAATCCATTGTTTCTTCTCATTCGGGGATTGAGCACGAATGGCTTTCCCAACATCTTCGGCCTTTTTAATCTCTTCCTTACCTGATTCTCCATCACTAGCCCTGTAATAAATCTTTACAGGGAGTCCCATCGCCGCATCTGCAATCGCACGAATACAAGAATGTATCCACACATTCTCATCGTACAGACCAGCAAACCCTTTGTAATTTGTCGCTGGAGGAATTTCTTTTCCGTTAATGTTTCCAACAACAACAAGCTGTAATGACCTAGATGCTTTCTCTATTAAAGTTTCCTTCTTTTCGGGGGTTGGTTTCTTCTCTTCCATAATTTGCTCCTTATACTAAATACAGATTAATGTCGGATGTCTCTTTTTGACCTCTGGCAAATAGCATAATAACCGCTTCTGCAACGTCTGGAGATTTCAACCCCCTACGTTTCAATTCATCCTTTGATTCAATCTGGATTTGCCTATCTGATCTTAGCCTATATCGCATAGGCTGTAACTGATTAACTAACACAGAATCATTTGGTAATGCAACAATACCTTTCTCCATCTTCAAACGGAATTCCCAATAAGCTTCTGCTTTTGCGTTAAAATATTGATACTTAAAAGACTCTTCTTCATCAAAAAGCTCTTTGTTCTTATTTCTAGGCTGTCCTCCAGCCACAAACCGTTCAAGCAGCGGTTTTACATAAGCATCTTCAGCCAAACGGTCACAGACACCAGCACCAATACCAGTGTTATCCACAATGACCCTATGCACTTTGTACTTACGGGCATACTGAGATGTTTTTCCAGCCAATGTCATTGTGTCTGCCATACGGTGTTTCCAAAGAACCTCAACAATTCCATTCTCACGGTAGGCAATTACTGATTCATCTCCACCTGTTCCAGCGGAAACGTCAACCGCTAAAACACGAAGGGTGGACATGAATCAGAAATTG